CGACGCGCAGATAGAAAACGAAACCACTTATGCAGATGCTATCGCGGCAATGAAGAAATACAGCGGGCATCTTAACGATTAGAGAAAGGCGGACCGCGATGAATTACTATTTCAAACTCAGCGAGCCATCCGACGATGACATCATAGAAAGTGATGACTACTTAGAGCATGCCCAGCATGAAGGATATTATTCACCGAATCTTGGAAAGGTTAATAGTACAACTGTGCCGACATCAGGTTCTGCAATGTATAGACTTGGAAAGTGCTATGTCACAACTGACAGCTATAGAGGGCAAGAGAGCCACTATATGCATGTAGTTCTTACAAATCTTAACCGTAAACAAGGAACCAATATACCAGATTTCGTAATACCATTAGATAAATATGACAATGCATCAGCGGCGGTTAATGACTTTTTAAATAATATGCAGAATTGGTATCCATCATTCTGGTCTCCTATTAGACAGGACTTTAAGTCGACTTTGATCAAAGAGGCGCATAGACTATGGTATAATAATTCTAACAAGCCTCAGCATACCGGTTATTATAGTCCTAATCTTAGCCATTCCGTAACTATCGATTCTGCTATGTGCGCAGTAGTTCCTGCCGGTGAAGAATTAGCTCACTATGGTGTTAAGGGAATGAAATGGGGCGTAAGGCGTTACCAGAATCCTGATGGATCTCTCACGCCAGAAGGAAAAGTACATTATAGCAAAGGTGGAGATAACAGTAATCAAGGTTTAGGTCTTGCATTAGCAATAATGTTTGGGCCACATTTGATCGCTTTTGGAGCCGCTGCAATTGGTAATTCAGTAGCAGAAGCAAAAGAAAAGAAACGAGAAAAGAAAGCAGAAGCTGAACTTTTCGGAGAAGGTAAAGATCATGGTTTAACTCCTGAGGATCTTAAGAAAGTTAATCCTAAATTTGGTAAAGAAGGATATACCAATAATTGTCCTAAGTGTTCCACAGTACTTGAACTTAGAAAACGTGGTATGAACGTTACTGCTAAGTCTGGATCTGGTCAAACCGATCAAGAAATGGCAAGCTGGTTTAAGGGGGCAAAACCCATAACTGATCTTCACGTCGATTCAGCTGAAGAAAAGCTTAAGGAAATGCCCGCAGGAGCTAGTGGATTTATATCTGGTAAATGGAAATACATGGGTGGTCATGTAGTTCATTGGACGAACATTGGCAACGGAACCATAAGAATTGAAGATGGTCAAAATGGAAAAGTATTTACATGGGATCAGTTTAAAGAAAAGTATCCTTTCCAGGAAGACAGATACTGCGTCACAAGACTCGACAATTGTGCAATTAATGAGCAGAAGATGAAAGATGCAGGTGTTTATACAGAATACAAAGAGGAGGAAAAGAAGAAATGATTAACGAAAGAACGGCTGGAGCAATAGTTGAAAGAAAGTATCCTCAGTATAAGGCATCTGGAGCTATGAAACTCGGAAAAGGATTTGTTGTAGCATGCAGTAAAGTTAATGGTGAAGAGCTTAACGACTGTTTCTATGCTGTATCAGAAGATGGTTCAAAAGTTGCCGAGTTTAATCCAATTCTGTGCATTGATGAGTTTAATAAAGCTCTTCCTAATGCAGTGAGGTTATAGCCATGAGTGATTATATTTTTATACAATCTGAGGATGAACTCTATCATCATGGCATTCTCGGAATGAAGTGGGGAGTTAGAAGATACCAGAATGAGGATGGATCACTTACCGCAGAAGGAAGAAAGAGATACGGTGTTAAAAGTGCTAAAGAATATGAAACATATTCTTCTGATGAAAAGATTGGAAGAGATTTAATAAAAGAAGAACTTGAAAAAGCTATTAAAGAAGGAAAGAGTTTCAATGAACTTTCTAAAGATCTTATAGAAGATTATAAAACCGATTATATAAAAGATATTCAAGAACAAATTCCTAAGAAATTAGGAAAAATTGATCGTGAAAAACTTCTTGATAGTTTGGCTAAAGAAAAAGTCAATTCAATAATAAATGAAGTTGTGCAAGAGCATTCTTCAGCTGAAATAATTGAAAATAAATTAAAGAATAATCCCAAAGCTAATGGCGGTCATTATGTAGAATATTTACAAGAAATTTGGGGAGATGATGATTTAGATTGGGAAAAATATAAGAAGGATGCCGAATATAGAGAAAAATATATTAAGAAACGCCATGAAGAGTATAAAAAGAATAATTATATGTCTAATGCAGAAAGAAAAACTTTTGATATTCTTGAACAAAATCTCAATAAAGTAAATGCTGATGAACGAAACTCTATTTTGGAAAGTGTATCACAATCGATGGATGCATCAGGAAGAGATGATCCTAGTGTATTAATTTATAATCCTAAAACTAATAAAGTAATAGGATATCCATCATACAATGAATTCTTTAATTATTTTAAGCCTAATGAAGAACCGATTCCAAATTCAGCATTTAAGAAGTATTTCGAAGATGCAAAGAAAGATGAGATTTGGCTTTACACATGGGGTGATAATACTTTACATGATTATTATTAATACTCCCTTCCACATAGTCTATAGACAGGGTCGGGATATTTAATAAAAAGTATTCATTAGATGTCCTAGTAAACTTCTAATGATTACTAAGTAACTATTAATTTTATAGTCGAAAGGAAAAACGATTATGGCTGAACTTGTATGGGATCAGATCGGAGAAAGACTCTTCGAGACTGGTGTTGATCACTGTGCTCTGTATCTTAGTGAAAGTGGAGCTTATTCTAATGGTGTAGCTTGGAATGGTATCACCGATATCACCGAGACTCCTGAAGGAGCTGAGCCCACTGATAAGTATGCAGATAACATCAAGTATGTAACTCTGTATTCTGCAGAAACATTTAAGGGAACCATTAAGGCGTTCACTTATCCTGATGAGTGGGCTCTTTGCAATGGCGAGAAGAAGGTTAATAAAGTGACTGTTGGTCAGCAGTCCAGAAAGAGCTTTGGTCTGGCTTACAGAACCATCATTGGTAATGACACCGATGGTAACGATCATGGTTACAAGCTGCATCTTGTATACGGATGCCAGGCATCTCCTTCTGAGAGAGATTATCAGACTGTCAATGACAGCCCTGATACTATTGAATTCAGTTGGGAGTTTACTACCACTCCTATCGCTCTTTCTACCAAGGATGGCGATGGTAATGTACTTAAGCCCACCTCTATTCTTACTATTGACAGCACTGACTTTACTAGTACTGAGGAGAAGGCTAAGCTTCAGACTCTTGTAGATGCTCTGTTTGGAACCAATGCAGATCCTGAAGATCCTCAGTCTCAGGGTACTGATCCTTATCTTCCTCTTCCTGATGCTGTTCTTGCAATGCTTAGATAAGGTTGATTTCAAAATGATTTTGGAGGGCTCTCTTATGAGGGCTCTCCTTTAATGCTCTACCTAGAAAGGAGAAAATTATGTATATTAAGACAATTGAGTACAAGGATTACCTCGGAAATGTGAGGAAAGAAGATTTCTACTTCAATCTCTCTGAAGCAGAGATCATGGAAATGGAACTTTCAAAAGAAGGTGGATTCGATCAGTGGATCACCAGAATTTCAAATGCCCAGAATACTCCTGAACTGATTAAACTCTTTAAGAGCCTTATTCTTATGGCTTATGGTGAGAGATCCCTTGATGGCAAGTCATTCCTCAAGAAGGATCCGGTAACAGGAAGACCTCTTAGTGAAGCATTTGAACAGACCGCAGCTTATCCTGTACTCTTCATGGAGCTTGCTACTAACACAGAAGCAGCTACTGAGTTTATTAACAAAGTAATTCCCGAAAATTCAGCCGAGGCTATTGCGAAAGCTAAAGCTGACGGCACCTTGGATGAGATGCAGAGCAAGATCTATCCTCTCTCCAAGTAAAGATATTTCGGAATCCCTGTACTCTATGAAGGTGCGGGAGTTGTATGCCATTCTTCGTCTCCTTTCCTTGGCGTGTGGGCAGCTTCCGCATTTTCATAAAGTATAGGGATTCTTCTTAAAAGGAGATCAGTATGAATGAAGTATATTTTGTAGAAAGGTCTCCAGATTATTTGGAGCATCACGGTATTCTTGGCCAGAAATGGGGCATTAGAAGGTTCCAGAATCCGGATGGATCACTTACTGAAGAAGGTAGAAAGAGATATGGAGATATACTAACCCCTGATCAGATGAAAAACATGATCAAGAGTTACAATCTCAGAACTGGTAAGAATAAGAAAATTAATAAGAATACTACGTTTAAGACATCCCACGGGACTTATGATTATAAGGGTAGGAGAATTGATACAGATACTAATATCGAGGATCCTGGCAATAAGGAAAAGCCTGAATACAATACTAAGAAGAAGCCTTCTGAAATGACTGATGAAGAGCTTGAGTATGCTACTGCAAGACAGAAAGCTGAAAGGCTGTACAAGGAAGAGTATGCCAAGAATAACCCAACTCCTCCTGAGAAGGTGAGTTATGCTAAGCAGTTCATGAACAATCTTAGAGATGATATGGTGGATACTATTCCTAGGAGTATAGCTGCAGGTGTTGGTGGTTACATTACCAAGAGTCTTACCAATCTTGCTAATGATTCTTCTGGAGGACAGCAGAAACAGCAGAATCAACAGAATAATCAGCAGCAGAACCAGAATAAACCTGCGCAGCAGCCAAAGCCTCAGCAAAACCAGAATAAGCAGCCCAAACCTCAAACACCAAAAGAAGAGTCTAAAGCAGGTCCAGTAACTTCTGATAAAGAAATGGACAAAGATAAAAAGAATGTTGAGGTTAATCTTTTTGGTGATAAAGATGCTAAGCTGGGCTATAAGGTAGGCCGTTTTCAGGACAAGATAGTCGAAGGATTGAATGATGTTCAGTCTGACTTTAATAGAAGTAAGGATAAAGGTGCCAACTACACAATGGATAGAAGAAAGAAAATGGCGTCTGTGGCTATGGAAAGCTTCAAGTCTTCATATGCCAAAACTAATCCTGAACTTCATGAACGTTGTATGGCTGCCGTTGATAGAGCTTTAACTCAAACTATTAAAAATGCATCTGGCTCGGAATACAATAAGCAGCAAACATTTAATAAAATAGTGCAAGATGCTTACTATGATCAGATGGCTGCTTTCATGATGCAAGATACAGATATGAGAGCAAGAAGAGTATTTTAATCGAGAAAGGAAAAATTCAAAATGAGTTTTATAGATCAACTACAGCACGGTTGGAACGCCTTTCTCGGAAGAGATGGCCCTTACAAAGATTATAGGAATTATGGTGAAGCATACTACACCAAGCCTGATAGAGTAAGATTTTCTAGAGGTAATGAACGGTCAATGATCAATGCAGTCTACAACAGGATTGCAATTGATGCGGCAACAATTGATATTCGTCATGTAAGAACTGACGAAGATGGTCGCTATAAAGAAGACATGAAAAGCGGACTTAATGAATGCTTAGACATCGCCGCAAACAAAGATCAGACCGGAAGGGAATTCATTCAGGATGTTGTCATGTCACTACTGGATGAAGGATGCGTAGCTATAGTTCCAATCGACACTGACGAAGACATAACGGATATGTCATTTGATATTTTGTCAATGCGAGTTGCTAAGATCGTTCAGTGGTATCCGGATTATGTTCGTGTTAAGGTATACAACGATAGAAATGGGCATGAGCAGGAGATAACACTCCCTAAAAAGTCTGTAGCTATAATTGAGAACCCGTTCTATTCAGTAATGAATGAACCAAGTTCAACAGCATCAAGACTCATAAGAAAGCTTAATCTGTTGGATACAATAGACGAACATAATTCAACAGGGAAGCTTGACATGATTATTCAGCTTCCTTACATTATTAAGACACCTGCTAGAAGACAGCAGGCAGAAAGAAGACGTAAAGATATAGAGCTTCAGTTGTCTAGTTCTAAGTAT